TAGGCCCAGTGTAGACCTTGCCGTTTGGCAGATAGTGTGTGGCGGTCTTGCTCATTACATCTTACCCTTCTTAGCCTTGCCAGCCTGTGACAAAGCGATTGCAACAGCCTGCTTGCGAGATGTAACAACAGGCGCTTTCTTTGGGCCTTTGGGATCGATGCCGCTATGCAAAGTGCCGCGCTTATACTCGCCCATCACTTTGGCGATCTTTTCGGACTTCTTCATGGTCACCCCCAATTATGAATGTTGGCACATTAGCACATCTGTAGGCATCACGCTAGGCAAACCCCTTTAAGTTCCGCTTGATTGGGGTGTTCCAATCATCATCCACGGGACGATAGCCCACGAACAGATAGCGCAGGCTGTCAGCCGTGTGTGATGTGTGGTCATGCTTTGGCTTAGACCGCCATGTCTTTGACCGCTCATCCCAATCGCGCTGATACTGCCGCAGCGCTTCGATCAGCCGTGTTTGACCTTCATGAATATACGTTCTAGCCAATCCGTTTCGCACAGCCTGAATGCCGTCCTCAATCGGGATGTTTGGCGCGATTGTGATGTTGCGAATGCCCAAGCCTTCAAGCGTCTCAATTCGGGATATACCGCTGCCAAGTTCGCGCACACGGGCATCGTGGGGCAGTATGTGGGCCGTGTAAGTGTAAGGCTTGTCCGACAGCAGGCGGGCGTAATAGGCCAGCCCCCGACCGCTGTCCTCGATGTGGTCAATGATCCGCACCTCGTTGCCGACAAACTGGGCGAAGATAATGGATGTTGTGTCATCTATGCCCAAGTCCCACGATGTAACGACACCCACTTGCGGTTCATGCAACACGTTGCGAATGCGCTTGTCCGAAGTCATTTTCTTCATTTCTTGGCCGTAGTAAGCCCCAATAATAGCCGCCTCAAAGCTGCATTCAAACTCTTGATCGTATCGGTCTGGGCCAATGGTCTTTAGCGCGTCATCAAGTTCAACCTGTGGAAGGACGCCTGTCTGTGATGCGGGAAGCACCAGCGAAAACCAATTCGGATCGCGTGTAGCCTTATCGTAGATTTCCCAGAACTCGTTCTTGCCCTTGGGCGTTCCGATGAAGGTGGCGCGGCCTTGCCTGTCTGCCAGCGCTGGGCGGATCACCGTGGGCCAAGCATTTGCGGGGAAGTCTGCGGGTTCGTCTAGCACCACATCGTCAAAATACAGCCCGCGCATGGCGTCATAGTTATCAGCCCCGAATAGCCTGATACGAGCGCCATTGGGGAAGTCTGCCCGCAGTTCGCTCTCGTTGTATGACATGCCGGGGATTGGCGCTGTGAAGTGCTTGATGTAATCCCAACTGATGGCCTTGGCTTGATTATAGTATGGCGCAATGTAACCGCAGCGCACACTCTCCCGCTGGGTTGTGATTGCCGATCTGATCAGGTCGTTGATCGCCCCAACTGTCTTGCCAAAGCGCCGATGGGCAACAATGCAAGCAAACCGCTCTGTGCGATTATGGAACGCCTGAAGCTGCTTGCGCGGCGCATACGGGATTTCAATTGTCGGCATTTTTCCACTGGATTGTCAGCGGACCACCGTTGCTTGTCAGATCAACGTCATGCTTTTCGCGCCATCCTGCACGGGTTTTCATCCAGAAAATCATGGCAGTCGTATCACCACCTTTGGCCTTGTTGAACAGCGCACCACCCACGGATGCGTTAGCCTGCGCCACAGCCTGATCCAGTTCGGTCCTGTAATACTTTGTCAGCGTTTTGACATCGATGCCAAGGATGTCTGCAATGATGACCTGTGTTGTGCCGATGGTTGCATGTAGCTTAACCAGTTGCCGGCTCTCTTTGCTTGGTTCGTGCGGGTTGCGGCTCATGCGCCTAATCCTTGTGGAGCGTGTGGGTCAGTGCCGCCCTGCCGCTGTTCCGACAGGATGTCGGTCATCGCCTGCTTCACACGCTTTGGGTATGGTTTAGACAAAGGTAAGATACGCTCACGCATTTCTGCGTCAAGTGGCATCAAATATTTATGCTTGCCTTTAGTTCTGAATTCTTTTGCATTTGCGTCTAAGCATCTGCGAACTTCTGCAATGCTTTGCTTTACGCCAAGACTATCAATGGATTTTCTGTGGGTCTTCTTGCCATTGATGATAAAGGCACTGACTGAGTCCTTGCCAAACAAGCCTTCATAAACCCAGTTTGTTGCTTGGTAAATGCCGCCATGATGGTTTGAGTCCAAATCAGCATAAGACACGACAAGGCGAATTCCTGGGTTAGACCGCTTCAAAAACTTGACAGCGAACATCATAATTTTGCTAACAGGCGTCAAGTGGGTGGTTAAGGCCACACGCACCAGCTCAACACATTCATCTTGCCCAAGACCATAGGGTTTGGGCATATTCTTATTTGCACCACGTCCAAACAAAACGCATCCTATAAATTTTCCGTCTTCCCAAGCCCCAACCTTTACTAGCTTTCCAACTGGCACTGCTTTGGCATAGTGCCAATTTATGCACGCAAACCTAGCAGCATCACTTGTTGCCCAGTCTATACAAAGATCAGCCTTGCCCATGCGCCCTCAAATCGAAGTCTTGCCCGCAATGTGGGCATTGAACCATTTTGGGGTCAAGTTGGTCTAGCTTGCCTTGGTCATCTTCTGTGCCAGCAGCAAAGTTTGGGTCATCGAACAGCGCCGTTAGTTCACCAATGTCAAAACCAGTTAGCGACAGGTCAAACCCATCTGCTTCCAAATCTTGCAGTTCGATCTTCAGCATTTCGTTGTCCCACCCTGCATCAAGCGCCAATCGGTTGTCTGCGATGACATAGGCCCGCTTCTGCGCCTCGCTGAGATGGCTTGCGTCAATCACTGGTAACTCTGACAGGCCTAGCTTCTGCGCTGCTAGGACGCGCCCATGCCCCGCCACTATGCCATTCATGCCATCGACAATGATTGGATTGAGAAAGCCAAACTCACGAATGCTGGCTGCGATTTTATCAACTTGCTGCGGTGAGTGTGTGCGGCTGTTTCGCGCATATGGGACCAAATCGGCCACAGACAGCTTTTTATAGTCTGGAAATTCAGTTTTGCTTTTCATCGTAACATCGCCTTTCCGGTGCTTTCGCGTCCCGTATGCTGTGGTGCTTATTGTAGCGCATTGGCTGCAAAAAAGAAAGCCTCGCACATCACGTTGATTTTGCTGCGTGATTTAGCGAAACCTTATCAAGCACTGATAACCCAAAGTCTGATGTTGGGTCAAACCACCATAGGGACTTTTGGCTTCCGTCTTTGTTGGCTGGGTTTCTGATGATGCTGTGGACGCCTGTAGGTTCATTACGCACCCGGCTGATTGCCCCGATGCAGGCGTTCTTGGTCATGCCAACCAGATGTGCTGCGTCCTTGTGGCTTAGGCCCACGTTCTCGACAAGGTGCAGCGCCATAAGGATTTGCTCGTCCTTCTGGCGGTCTAGCGTTCCATGCATTGGATTTCCCCTGCCAGTGCCAAGTATCCATTTGCATCCACGTATGAATCGACGTGATCTGGGTTGCCTTTGATACGGGCAATTTTGAACAGCGTCATCATCATGGCAACGTCGAAGCCATTGACGGTGCATATCTCGCGCCCGTGCATCCACCATGACCAGAGGTCTGCCACGTTGTCAAAGTTGTCTTCTGCATCACCATGCGTGGCATCGCGGTCTTTGGTCACATACTTCATGGCGGTCTGTAAGATTTCTTCGCGGTTCATTTGATGCTTTCCTTGTAGCGAATGACTGCTGCCTTTATCCGCAAGATGGTTGCTGGGTTAGTTGAGTCTATAACCCGCTTGAAGTGCGATGAACTAAAGCCGAGCGTTCTTGCCGCTGCGGCCATTGTGGGGAAATGCACACCATCGATGGTGACGGGTCGCTTTTTTGTTGTGCCTAGACCTACCATGTCCATGCGCCCACGAGCCAGTGCTGAATAGATTGCTTCTTCTGTCACGTTCATTGCTGCCGCAGCTGCGCGGACTGTGGGAAACCTTTGGCCCCGAATTTCGACAATCATTCGTCATCACCCAATATCGCAAAGACCTTTGCCATCTCAATCAGCCACAAAGCATCTTTGCGCGACACCCCAGCCGATGACGCCACATACATGTTGCCGTCTGCCATCTCGCCCAGCACCAGCACAGATTCCAAACCCTTGTCAGCAGCCGCAGCCAAAACTTCGCTGACAGAAATATCAGGTTCAAACAGGTTTACGACATTACCACCGTTAGTCATTTCATTCCTTCCAGTTCAGCCAACAACTCTGGATCGTTGATATGATAATACAGTTCCTCTGCGTCCACGCCTGTTGACAGCAAATAGCGAATGATGTCGCGAATAGTGTGGTCTTCGGTGAAGGTGATGACAGGGTTGCCATCTGTGTCTTCTGTTTTAATAGGCTCGCGCCGAACTTCACTCATTCTTTCCCCTCCAGTTTAGCCAGCGCAGCGGCGCGGCGTTCGCTATGCGCTTTATCAAGTGCGGCGCGGCGTTCGCCATACGCTTTATCACGTGCCGCACAAGCGGAAACATATTTTGCGGCAGCGCGATAAGCACGATCTGATGGCGCATATTCATCGTTGACGCACAGTGCTGCAAGGAGGTGGCCAGCGGTCTCCGAAAACGTTGCTTTGTGTTCTTCGTAAGCAAGCGCAACGTCTGCTTCCAGTTCCTTAATTGTTTTGTTCATTCCCCGCCCTCCAGTTCAGCCAACGCACGGGCGGCGATTGCAGAGCAAGACCGATTAGCATGACGGCTGATCTTTTGCAGATACGCTTCCGCCTTGGCGAGTTTGGCTTCGGTTTGTGCTATGCGGTCGGCCATTTGGTCAAATGTTGGCGGATCGTAAACATCTGGGGCGCTGCGGTGCGCTTTAATGCGATCCATAAGTGCGTCAGTCATTCCGTTTCTCCCGCAGGGTTTTGATTTTCGATTTAAGTGCATTGCGCCGACTCTCCGGCCAAGTCGCAATGAAGTCCCGTCTTGCCTCAACTGTCCTCAATTCCATTGCATATCGCGCAGCGCTGTCTAGGATTTCCTCATTACACGCTGCGTTATAGGCTTCCTTGCTGTCTCTGCTCGGCAAGTAGACCTCGCCCATCCCCACTGGATCACCCACTTGCCAAACCCTCACAGCTTTATTGGTTTGCGGGCGATGTAAGCAAACTTGCCCGGACCCATTCTGCGCTGGTAAAGAATGCACTTGCCTTGGTTGTAGAGTTCCAACGCATCGGCCTTGTGCTTGCCTGCGGCGTATTCACCTATGTGATATACCACCTCGTCGCCGCGCTTCATTGAGTCCAGCATGGTGTGCAGGACACCGCGCTGGTCTTTAACAATGTTGTATTCCATGCGCTCGCTCAAAATGGAATCTCATCATCTAGATCAGAACGGCTGTTGATCTGCGGTTCCTGTTCATTGCGTTCTTTCGTGCCACCCATAAACGTCAGGTCTTGCACCGATAGCGTCAGACGGCCTTTGCCTTCGTAAACGTCAACACCGGGGCGACCAGACACCACCAGCTTCGTGCCTTTGACGATGTGGCTGCTTAGGCTGTCAGCCCGCTTGCCCCAGATGCTGCACTGCACCCAAGTGCTGTCGCGCTTCTGGCCGTTCTTGTCCTTGCCGTTGTCGATGGCGATTGAGAAGCCCAGCACAGGTTCACCGCCCTGCGTGGTTCGCAACTGGGCGTCTTTGCCTACGTTGCCAGCGATTGTCATGTTGATCATTTTGCGTTTCCTTGTTAAGTTAGTGTGTAGCGTGAAATTCTTCTTGCTCGTCAGCAGTGCAAGCGACCCCGCTTTCGATGTCCCACCAAATGTCTCCGCCGCGATCAGCCACAAAGTCAATCAGACCTTGGGTGCAGGGGTAAACTTTGTACATCCCAGAGGCGAAGACCTCATCAGGGTCGCGCTCTTCCCCGTCCAGACCAATCCAAGGCCCAGCATCGCGGATGACATTGGACCAAGCCTCATCCACGCTTGGTGCCACGCCTTGGATGATGTTGTTGTTGCAAACAATGATATAACCAGCGCTTTTCATTTTGTTCTTCCCTCTATGTTGCGGTGTTCTTGTAGACACCTTACAACATCCACAAGCGCTGTAAACATCTTTCTTGCATTTAGCGCAATTATTTTCATTTCATTCGCTTCGGCAAAAACCCAACGTCCCGCAGAATTTCCGCAGCCCGGTCTGCTGTCAGGCGCTCACGGGGTTCTGGCATATGCTCGATGCCGCGCTGCTTCATCTCCAGCACCTTAGACGCCGATGCAACGCCGTCCATCTCAACCCTACACCGAGCCACGATGTCACCCTCTAGCGGGCGTTTCCGGCGGTCTGTGTTGGCATCTGACTTCCACCAGCGCACAGCGCGCTCAATCGCCCACTGAGGAAAGCCGCTTAGAGCGTGTTCCCAATCTCTGGCTTCCATTTCCCGCACAGCCTGTGGCGTGTCTTTTTCATAATAGGGGCTTAGAAGCGCAGCGACCCTAGCTGATATCCAC